TGGTAATGATTGGGGGATGTATATTCCTGAGGTAAAATATCTATCACCTGAACCACTTGTTAATTATCATAATTTATCACTTACAGAATACCCAAATGTACACTTTGTAGGCGATGCCTTATCAGCTCGTGGTATTACAGTTTCCGGTGCACATGGTATTTATGTTGCAGAATCACTTTTAAAATAAAACAAACATGTCAGAAGTAAGAAAAATGAAAACAGCAGATGGTAGTATTGTTTACTATCTAGACGGTAAAATGCATAATTGGGATGGACCTGCTTATATTCCACAAGGTAATAAACGTGCCTCTGAATATTATTTATTTGGTATTAAACATACTAAGGAACAATGGGAAGAAAAGAAAAAAGATGTTAATGGACAACCTTGGTATAAAACAGCAGCTGGTAAATCTGCAGGTGCTAGGGTTTAAGCAAAATTAATATTATATCTTTATAACATGAAAGAAGTAAAGGAAAGAAAGTTTACTCGTGTATATGAAGATGAAGAAACTATAGAAACATGGACTTTTGATTTAGATAAATTCGACAAAGGTCCTATTTCTGTAGATATTAAATATAAAGCAGGAGCAGATAAAGCGATTAAAGCACGTGCTAAGGAAGCTAAACAAATTAAAAAGACAGCACGTCAAATGAAAAAAATTAATAATAAAAAATGAGAATAGGATTAGCTGGTACAATGTCTGTAGGTAAAACTACATTAGCAAAAGCATTAGGTGAACTAGATCAATTTAAAGATCATAGTGTACAAACTGAACGTAGTAAATATTTGCGTGATTTAGGTATTCCACTTAATACTGATTCTACACTGCGTGGTCAATTTGTATTTCTAGCTGAACGTTCTACTGAATTGCTATACGATAATATTATTACTGATAGAACAATTTGGGATGTCTGCTCATTTACTCTATCAGCAAAATCAATTAGTGATTTCGAAAAACGTGCATTTGTTGAGGCTGCTATGCATCTTAAAGATTATTATGATATGGTTATTTATGTATCACCCAATGGTGTTGATATAGAAGATAATGGTATTCGTGAAACTAATTTAGAATATAGATCAAAAATAGATACTGCTATTCAAATGGCATTAGAAGAATATAAACCTAATAAGTTAATTAAGGTAGAGGGTACAACTGAGGAACGTATCGCTATAATTTTACAAAATATTTAATATTTATATGTATAACGACCAAAACATGAATAGAAAAGATTTACAAGAACTTGTACGTAAAGCCATACAAGAAGTAATAAATGAAGCCGACATTTCCCCAGCTGAAAAATCAGCAAAAGATGCTGAAATGAAAGCAATTGATGCTAAAATTAAAGCATTGCAACTTAAAAAAGGTGATATATCTTCAGGTAGAGAAGAAATTACAGAAGATGCTATTGATGAATTAGCAAACGTAGCCGTACGCTATGAACTAGCTCCGGATGCAGCTGCTGCTGATTTTGCAGGTAAAAAAGCAAGAATTGTATCAGCAATGCAAGCTACTGAAGAACCAATGTCTAAAATGGATGTAGCTGGTGCTTTAGGATATGATAAACAAAATCCAATTAATGCTGATTTTATGGCACTTGTAGCTGATGGCGTTATTATCCCATCAGGTACCCAAGCAGCTCCACGCCTTAATCGTCCTACGACTGAACCAGCAGGTGAAGAAGTACCAGCAGGTGAAGAAGGACCAGAGGGTGGTTTAGCAGGTGATATGAGTGATGAAGAAATCGAAGCATCATTTGCTAAAGCAATGGGTAGTGGTGATGAAGAGCCTGAAGCAGGTGAAATTGAAACTGCTGATATATCTGCTGCTTCAATGTCAGATGACGATTATGAAGCATTTATGCAATATACTGATCTTGAAGGTCGTTTAGCTAAAGTTAAAAGCGATATTTTAAAAACTAAACGTTCTAGAAGAGATATTAGTGATATTACAGATGAACCATCTTCTGAAATTGAAAATCTTCGTGGATTGAAAGATAGATTACAAAAGAAAATGAATGATCTATTAGCTAACTCTGAATATTTACAAAGACGCCAATCTAAAATTACAGGTAAACCAATTGAAAAACCAGCAGCTGAGCCTGAAGAAGAAGAAACATTAGATGAATGGATGAAAGGTAGAATGCAATATTACGCTGGTATTAAAAAATAATATATGAAAAAATTAGTTTTCCCTCTTGCAGTTGTAGCTTTATTGTTTTGGGTATTTGTTGATAAATGCCAATTTGATGGATTATCAAAAGAATTTGTAGCAAAACAAGATAGTTTAACTCATGTTGTTGATTCTTTAGAAGTAGATATTGATAAAAGAGATTCTGTTATTGATGAATTATATGTTCAAAGCTTAGAATTGGATTATCAATTAAGTAATCAAAAAGAAAAAGTAATTACTGTTACTAAATGGGTTGATTCATCTAAAAAGAAAATTGACACTTATTCTGAAGCAGAACTTATCTCCTCATTCAATCAACGCTACCCAGAAGATACAGTTACTAATCCACTCCCAGTAGCACAACCAGTATTAGTTAGTGCCGCTAAAGATTTAGTTGAATTAGATGGTGCTAAACAAATTATAGTTGTTAAAGATAGTGTTATTGCTTTAACTGAAGATAAAGTTATCCTTAGAGATAAAATTATTGATGAATTTAAAGGCAAAGAAAATAACTACAAAGGTATCATTACTATCAAAGATACACAAATTGCTGATTGGAAAGACCAATATAAACAAATTCAATTACAAAATAAGAAACTCAAAATCCAAAATAAATTTGTTAAGATAGGAACTGGTGTTGTTATTGGTGGATTAGTTTATACGTTGTTAGCTAAGTAAACTCTTGCATGCCCATACGCGAGCCCAATCGATAAGATTGGGCTTCCCTTATATATTTATATATATGAGTCAAGCCAATATTAAAGAAATAATTAAACAGGAATATGTTAAGTGTGCTACTGATCCTGTACATTTCTTCCGTAAATACTGTTATATTACACACCCAATCAAAGGCAGAATTTTATTTCACCTTTACCCATTCCAGGAACAAACACTAAATGATTTTAGAAATAATCGTTTCTGTATCATTAATAAATCAAGACAGTTAGGTATATCAACATTAGTTGCTGGTTTTTCTTTGTGGATGATGTTATTTCAAAAAGACAAAACAGTACTTTGTATAGCAACAAAACAAGAAACAGCTAAAGGCATGGTTGAAAAGGTACAGTTTATGTATAATAACCTACCTAGCTGGCTAAAAGGCAATCAAAAACCAGTTTCAGACAATAAATTATCACTTAAATTAGCTAATAACTCTCAAATTGTAGCTACATCAGCAGCATCAGATGCAGGTCGATCCTACGCCGTGTCTTTATTATTAGTGGATGAGGCTGCGTTTATTGAGGGTATTGATAGAATTTATACAAGTATTAAACCTACAATTGCAACAGGTGGAGGAATTATTGCTTTATCTTCTCCAAATGGTGTAGGTAACTGGTTTCATAGAATGTATGCTGAGGCTGAAATAGGTAAAAACGACTTTAAAGCAATTAAACTACCTTGGAGCCTACATCCAGATAGAGATGAAGCTTGGGAACAAAGAGAAAGAACAAACATGTCACCTAGAGAATTTGCTCAGGAATATGAATGTGACTTTTTAGGTTCTGGTAATTCAGTAGTTGAACCTGATTTATTATCATTTTATGAAGAAACATATTTACAAGATCCTGTGGAACGCAGGTTTATGGGTGGCGACTATTGGATTTGGCAGTATCCTGATTATAGTAAGCAGTATCTTGTATGTGCTGATGTTGCTCGCGGAGATGGTAGCGACTTTTCTGCTTTCCATGTCATTGATGCGACGACTTGTGAGCAAGTGGCTGAATATAAATCGCAAATTGACACTCGTACTTTTGGAAACATGCTTGTTTCTGTTGCTACTGAGTATAATAATGCTTTGCTCGTGGTGGAGAATGCGAATGTTGGATGGGACGTTATTAATACTATTATAGAAAAAGGATATCAAAAATTATATTATTCACCTCGTGCTTATGGTGAAATGCATATAGATAAATGGCTAGATAAAATGGATAAAGAACAAACGGTTCCTGGTTTTACAATGTCATCCAAAACAAGACCCCTTGTTGTTTCAAAAATGGAGTCGTACATTCGAGAGAAGGTCTTTGTGTTTAGATCAAAACGTTTATTAGAAGAATTACGTGTGTTTATTTGGCAAAATGGTAAAGCTCAAGCACAAAACGGTTATAACGATGATTTAGTAATGTCTTTAGGTATAGGTTTGTTTACAAGAGATACTGCAATGAAATTTTATGAGCAGGGTATGGATTTAAACAGGGCTATGGTATCTAGTATTACTAAAACAGGTTATATAGGAGGACCAACAGTACCTAGTGGATATCAAAACCCATTCATGATTAATGATGGTCGTGGGGGATTCGAAGATATTTCATGGGTACTTGGTTAATAAATATTTATTGGTATATTATTAAATACAAAACATGGCTGAAAATCAAATAGGCTTATTCGATAGATTAAGACGTCTCTTCAGCACAGACGTTATTATAAGAAATGTTGGTGGCAATCAATTAAAAACCATAGATGTTGATAAAATTCAAGCATATGGTAATGTAAAGACCAACGCTCTTATTGATAGATTTACTAAGCTACACCGCTATGGCGCTAATATGCCATACAACCCTACAATGAATTACCAAACACTTCGTATTCAGTTGTATACTGACTATGAAGCTATGGATACAGAATCAATCATTGCATCTACTCTTGACATTATTTCTGATGAATCTACTTTAAAAAACGAAGTAGGTGAAATATTACAAATTAGAAGCGCTGACGATAATATCCAGCGTATTCTTTATAATTTATTTTACGATGTTTTAAACATCGAATTTAACTTATGGTTGTGGATTAGAAACATGTGTAAATATGGTGATTTCTATTTACACCTTGAAATAGCAGATCAATTTGGTGTATACAATGTAACACCATTATCTGTTTATGATATGATTCGTGAGGAAGGATTAGACCCTCACAATCCATCTTTAGTACGTTTTAGAATCGATCCTATGGTTATTGCTATGGGTGGTAGTATGATTGATCGTCCTAAAGATAAAGAGGGTAAAATTATACTTGAAAACTACGAAGTAGCTCACTTTAGATTATTAACTGATGCTAACTATTTACCTTATGGTAGATCGTACATTGAGCCTGCTCGTAAAACATATAAGCAATATGTGCTAATGAAAGATGCAATGTTGTTGCATCGTATTACTCGCGCCCCAGAAAAACGCGTATTCACTGTTAATGTTGGTAATATTCCACCACATGAAGTTGACGGATTCATGCAGAAAATAATGCAGAAGATGAAGAAAACTCCATATGTTGATCAACAAACTGGTGAATATAATTTAAAATATAATGTACAAAACATGATGGAAGACTTTTATCTTCCAACTCGTGGTAATGATACAGCAACTAAGATTGATACCATTAAAGGTCTTGAATATAATGCAATTGAAGACGTAAATTTCTTACGTGATGAAATGTTAGCTGCGTTAAAAGTGCCTAAAGCATTCTTTGGATTTGAAAAAGATCTTGAAGGTAAAGCTACATTAGCTGCTGAAGATATTCGCTTCGCTCGCACAGTAGAACGTATTCAACGTATTGCATTATCTGAATTGTATAAAATTGCATTAGTGCATTTATATGTTCAAGGATATGATGGTGAAGCATTGTCAAACTTTGAATTATCTTTAACAGTTCCATCTATAATCTACGAACAAGAAAAAATAGCATTATGGAAGGAAAAAGTTGACCTAGCTAAATCAATCCAGGATACCAATTTACTCCCTTCAGATTGGATTTATGATAAAATATTCCAATTTAGTGAAGATGAATTTGATGAATACCGTGATTTAATGATTGAAGATAAAAAACGCGTATTCCGTTTAGCTCAAATTGAAAATGAAGGCAACGACCCAGCTAAAACAGGTAGATCATTTGGTACACCACACGATTTAGCATCATTATATGGTAAAGGCAGATCAGGAATGAACGATAATGGTCCTGTACCTGCTGGATATGATGAGAAAAAACCTGGTCGTCCTAAAGAAAGAGCATCTATAGTTGGAACACAACAAGATCCATTAGGTAAGGACAGAACAGGTAAGATAGCTAATAATACTTTATCAACTCCTAATGAAACTGGTGAAGGAACACCAAAAGGTGGTTCACCATTAGCATTAAATGAATTGAAAAGAAATAAGCATTTGTTTGAAGGTATGAATATAGTTCGCAAAGAATTAGTGTTCAAACCTGAACAAGAACCATCACTATTAGATGAAAAAAATATCAAGGGCGTACAATAATTAAATATTTATAGATAGTGCATACTATTCATTATGAAAATTAAACACAGCAAGTTCAAGAATACTGGTATCTTATTCGAGCTATTGGTTCGCCAAATAGCCTCAGATACCATTTCTAATAAAGATTCTGCGGCTGTTGGATTGGTTAGAAAATATTTTGGCAAATCCGAATTAGCTAAAGAATATAAATTATATCAAACCTTAGTATCTCCTAAATCATTAAGTGAAGCTAAAGCTGAAACATTCATCAACGCAACGTTGGATGCTTCTTTGCGTTTAAACAAAACGGCTTTACGTAAGGAAAAATACAATTTGATTAAGGAAATACGTGAAACATACGACATTGAAGAATTCTTCAAAGCCAAAATCAATAACTACTCACAGTATGCTGCTGTATATAATTTAATCGAGGTACACAATTCACTTGAATTTACTGACCCACAGCAAATCATTGATAATAAGATTACATTATTAGAGCACATTACACGTAAAGAAGTAAATAAGGAAGGTGTTAAAGATCGTGTAATGGAAGAATATGCTAATATGGATAAGGGTTCTCGTATACTTGCTTATCGCATGTTGTTGGAGAAATTCAACAGCAAATATGCTACTTTATCAGATCGCCAAAAACTCATATTGAAAGAATTTATTAATAATATTAGTAATACAACTAAATTACGTGATTTTGTTAATACTAATTTCAATACTATTACTGAAGAAATTAAAAAATTAATACCTTCAGTAGCCGATAAAACCACTCAGATTAAATTGGCTGAAGTGGTTACCTTATTACATCCATTAGACAAAACACAAAATGTAAAAGATGAAAATATTGTTTCTCTTTTGCAATATTATCAATTAATAGAAGAATTAAAAAGCGCTAAATAAAATGAATAGACTACAAGAATTAGCTGGGATAAAAGAAGGAGCTCCAATTAATTTTGAGTCTGGGAAAAAATATAAAATAAATCTTCCTAAGAGTAAAATATGTGATATAATGAATAATTTTGTTGGAGAAATGGGTCCAATTAAAATTAACAATGATTATAGTATAAATGTACATAAAATATCTAGACTTAGTGATTTTAGTAAAGTAGCAGGAACATTTGTGATTGAATGTTCTGTTTCTGCTTTTAATCATCAGTTTGGTCACGTAGAGGATCCTAAAACTAAAAAAATAACAAGCCCTATAAGTGGAATAATATTTGAAGTTACTTTAAAATAATGAATTTAAAAGAATACATAAAATCCCTAATACGTCAACAGCTAGAAGAAATGTCTACTACTGGTAGTGGAGAAGCATATTCTACTCCACTAGCATTTGCTAAAAAAGGGCAAGGCCCAAACGCCGCTACTAAACAAGCACAAAGATCAGGATGGAAATTAGCACCAGGAATGCCTAAAAATTCTAAAGTGCTTGATTATAAAGAATTATGGAAAGGTAAAAAATCTGCTATGAACGAATCACTATTAAAAATTATCGAGCAAGAATTACTTAACGAAGTAACATATTCTAAGTTTAAAAAAGATGTAAAATTCAGAACCAAATCTGAACAATTACATAAAGCAATTCGTGAAGTAAAACGTAAATTAGCTGAAATTGATCGTATTGTAGAATATACTTCTCGCATGAAGCAAGAATTAAGTGAAGGTGAAGAAGGAATAAAATATTGGAAAGCTACCCAAAATAACATTGGTAAAATTTCCGAAATGGTAAATCATTTAAATAACAAAATTAAAAATTTGCATCAATAATGAAACAGCAAATCAACGAAATAAAAAGAATGCAGCAATTAGCTGGTATTTTAAAAATAAATGAAGGTATGAGTTTTGATATTGATGATAATAAAGAAGAATTTGTCAAATATATTGTTGTCAATAGAGATATATTATTAAAACATTACGATGATGTTATGCAATGGACTGAAACCGGCAAAAAATCCAGTGAATATAACAATCTATTACAGGCCATTGAAAGTTTTGATGATGAAATAGAAGATACTCCATATCCTAAACTAAAAAGACTTTTATTCAATAAACGTGTAGGAGAACTTGATGATATTGCTGATAATATTAGATACTATAAAGAAGATTACAATCAGGAACAGATGTAAATCTATCTAAATTTAAAATAAATAACAAAATTAAAAACTTGTACCAATAATGGCTAAAGCAAAAGGTTCCAAAATGGGTGAATCCCGTAAGATCACCTTTGGTAAACGTAAATTAGGTAAAGCAAAAAAATCATTTAACAAACACGATAGAAGCGAAAAAAACTATCGTGGCCAAGGAAGATAACTATGAAAAGTATAGCAAACCAATATCGCGATTTGAAAGAAGGCAAAATGTCACAATCGAACTTTATGAGAAATGTTCGTATGATGATGCCTCAATACATTACTAATGTAACTTCATTTAAAGATGCTGTTAAAATCCTTAAAAACAAGGCTATTTTAACTGAAGGTGATCTTAACCGCAACGCTGAATTAGGTGGTGTTGAAAATGATTTTAAAAATCTTCTTGCTAAAGGATACTCATATTCTGAAGCTTTAGAACTCCTAGCCCAAAATACAGGCATGGACCCAGATGAATTAGAATCTATGTTCCCACAAGATGCTGTTGATGTTGAAGGACATGAAGGTGATTTAACTGAGTATTACGACCCAGAAGAAAAATATGCTGCTTCTTACAAAGGACGTATATGGGGTGTAATTGAAAACGAATATCCTGATATTTCAGCAGAAGTATTTGAGGATATTAAGGATTATATGGATAATACTACTGAACGTAATTTAAAAGATAAATTTGAAAATCCATTAGATGCTGCTAAACAAATTGTAGCAATGTTCAGTGGTAATGAAGATGCTGATATCGAAGACATGATCTCTAGAGGTGAAGAAGAAGAAGCAGGCAAATATACTAAATTCCAAGATTTTGAAGGTGGACTTAGTGAAGAATATACTGATGAACCTACTTATGAGTATAATGGTAAAACATTGTATGTTGATAATCAAAGTGGTGAACCTGATGCTCCTGGAGGAACAGTAG